GTTTGAGTAAAGTCTACCGGTATATCTATCGTGTATACCGAACGAGAAAGGTAAGCCGAATACTAAAGTAAAGATGATTTTCCTTTACTTCTTATATTCATAAGCCGTGTAGATGGTACAGGGCTCACGTTTCTAGCCGCAGATGCATGAGGGGCTATGATTAGCCCCTTCTTTAAACCAACAGCAACAGATCAAGCCGCAGAGACACCTGTAATCCGGCCAACAAAGGTTCTATCTTGTTGACCACCATCCATAGCGCTCTCCTTACAAAGCCTTAATGCTTTTTCAAGCATTTTCCGAGACCCGTAAGCAGTAATCTCGGTTGGTAGATAGTCAGGTTTCGAATCTAATGAAACCTGTAATGATGTCAATTTCTTGTCCATCATTAGTCTACCAAATGAAGTGTTGTCGGACGAGAAGGCATTCAAGATATTAACTATCTTTCTACCCAATGTCCGCGCAGCAAACTGAACAGGGTGAGAGACTGTATGCGTTGCATCACTTGCAGACAGTTTCTCTCTTATTGCCACAGTCAATGGTAACACTGACTGGGCCTCGTATTCATCTAAATCTATCAATTTAGATGACTCGAGTGCAATTGATAATCAGGATGATGCCTTCCTGATTAGTCCATCAACTTTTGCAAGTTGATCCGATACTACTGAAAAGTAGTAAAAGGCCTCCAAATCCTTAAGTGAGTAGCCATAATTAGCTAACCACTTAGCAGGATTATAAGCATCCCAATCACTTGGGACCAGTGGAAAATGCATACCAGTTATTGATTGTGGTAGTGCATTCATCAACACCAATCTTTCTAGGTCTAAATCCTTCAGAAAGATAGCGAAGAAAGTAAGAATATCACCATGGCTGATGATACTCTTTCTCATAATATCCTCTCACAAGGATATTGCATACTCTGGATTATCAAGAGTATTGGCCAGTAGGTGTGTAGATAGACCAGTTATCTCTACACCATCTACAACAAGACGGGAACAAAACTCAGCACCCGAGATACCCGTTTCTGAATTGTGATATACGGATTTCGAGGCTGATATTTCGACACCTAAAAGTAGCATTATAGCCTTATAAGCCTCTACTACCTTTAGGTCTGTCATGACAATATCGTCACCGACGATAGCATAACCATCCCATCCAACGTAACCAACATGGTGAGAAGCTAGGTGAACAATAACATGGTGGAAGAAAGCCATAGAATGGAAAGAGGATTTAAGACCTTGTGGCTGGCCGGTATTATACCGGACCTTATGACCATTCTCGGTAATAAACTCTCTATTGACCATAACCTGATACCACATTTCTGCAGTCTCCTTGTCATCCAACAGAATAGCCAGAACATCCCTTTGAGAAGTAGCTGGTAGTCTATCAGTCGCTTTGGACAGGTCGAGAGAATACAATGTGTAGCCTTTAGCGGAGAAAGCCTTTATAGCCTCAAAACCAGCATCTTGGTTATAAGTATAGTCATTAGGCAGTAAAGCTAATAACTCACGATATAATCCCAAGAAGGGTGTCAGTACAGCCTGAGAATAGTAATCACCAATAGCAATAAGGCGGTTCTTAATCCCTTTATCGAAAATACAATGTAATTTCGAGTGGAGTACACGCCGTCTAGCTATTCCCGGTGAATCCTTAACCACTGTATCGTTGAAAACGTCATCGCCAGCTGATATCAACCTAGGTATTTCTGTAAGCTTTAGCTTGTTGGCTAAAGCTATAACAGCACCTCCGGTTTTCTCAGAACGCGTTAATGCAACTGCATCTATATGTGCAGATCATAACGCGTGTCCATTTGGCCCAGCCGCAGAAGACTCATGGAATTGGTGTTCAGAAATCTTCTTTTTGAAGATTTCTTTAGCCCTCTCGACCGTTATGCCCATATCTTTAAGGGCATTACCGAAGGCATAACCTTTTAATTCCACATCCACTCCAGTAGTTGGGGATGTGACAGGCTCTAAAGATGGAGCAGTGGGGATAGTATAGACCTTGTAAAGCGTTAACCAAGTGATAATGAATCTTATAACTGGAATAATAGCCATGAAATCCTTATCCCCATTTCTAAACCACCTGAAGAATTCAACCAAGACAGAAGGGACAGACTCTCTAGAGTTCCATGCAAATAAGGGGAATTTACCTGCATCAGGTGCTCTAGTAAGGGCTCATGATATAAACCAAGTATGTAGCGCCTTTAATTGCTGGCACATCTTGACCTGATTTTCAGAGTCAAGTCTATCCGTGAAAGCCATCAATGGAACTAATGCATTTGTAATGCCAGGGAATTGTAACTCCAATATCTCACGGAGATATACACGGAGTACGGCATTAGCGGAAACATACCGGTCGGAATTTCTTTTGAAATTCACTGGTGGTATCATGAATGGTTGTACAGTGGCAGCAACAGTTGATTGTGCGTAGTTAGCCGCAGAAAGTGTAAAGGCTCTGATTTGTCTCATCGAATATTTTGATTCTTAACGTATAACCTTATATTCCAAGGGAGCCACTGAATACTGTAGATCTCATTCAAAGAAAATCCTCTTGGTAGATCATATTGGCGGTGTGTTCTTTAGACAGTGAGGATTCACTGTATGATGGCAGAAAACCTGGATAGCCCGAGGTTGCAACGAGGAAATTGGAGCGGCTATAAGATAAGGGGCTATGCGCAAAAGCCAAATATACGATGTGTAACACCTCAGAAACCCCTAGTACTCGCTGACCCATCGTAGTAGTCATCCAGCATTTTGGGGTCTATCGCTTTTAGGAAAGCATAGAAACCGGACTATTTGCCGAACTCTCTCGTATTCGGTCGCCACTTGTTATAGAACGCTGTATATTGTTTCTGAGGTATTATACAGTCACCTCTACCATTCTTTAAAGTTGAAAGTTTTGGTCGAACTACCACCCCGCTTTCTCTCGTAAAACAGGTCGGGATTATTACAAAACGCCGCATACCTTACGGTCTACACGGTAACCGGAACCTTTCCGGGAACGGAGCGTACCACTAAAACCGCCTAGGAACAGCCAGCCGGAAGCAGAACTCACACTATTTTTCCCACTACCTGACCAGGGTAGTGAGCGGATTGGAAGCGTGGTAGGTGGTCAGTCCACACACTGTAACTAAGCCAAGCAGAGCGACTAAACTTTTTATACACCTACGTAGGGATATAATGGAAGAATGCTAGCACCAAGTGTAGCCATGGTGTTGATC